TTAGTGAAAGTGTACCCATTATCGCCTATCCTCCACATAGCCTATCATGCTAAATGAATTTGTTTGAAAAGTGGAAGCAATTTCTCCATTGTCAAAAAGCTCTATATCAAATTTTCTACCTAAAATACCAAACTGAGCACGTGAGTTTATAAAATCACCTGCATTCCATAAAGTCCCATCGCCCCATTCTCGACCATCACCCCAATAGCCAAATCCACTCCCACCAGAAAGATCTACATCTGCATTTGCTTCATTGGCTCCACCATCTGCAACAACTTTAATTTTTAAAGTGTATATACCAGAACGAGTATTTCTTGAGTAAATAGAGCGTAAAGATTTTACATTATTACGAACTCCATCTTCAAGTCCATCGTAACCATCTCTTCTTGCAACCATTCGAATATTATAGTCTGTGCCTTTTATTTCATCTACAAATTGACTGCTTGCGTCCATTTCATAAACATAGCCGTCTTGAGCACACAAACAACGGATAACGCCATTTGAGTTAGGAATGTGGGTTGTTGGATGTATCCTTGCAGTAATTAGTGTGTTTACAGGAAGACGAACAGAATTACTTGCTTTGTTAGATCGAATACGCCAATAGGGATATATTCCCCCTGCTCCTTGAGCGTAATTAATTGCACTTGTTATGTTACAGCAATACAAAACATCATGCTGAGTCCCTGAGTTATTGGCATAATCGTTTGTGCGAACTGCAAAACGAACTTCATCATATTCAGGGACATATACTCCTTGAACGTCTCCATAACTGTCTACGTCTAACCCTCCTACTCCCTGAAAGTCTTCTCCTCTTACAGACCTTATAATAGGAGAGGCAATATTAATAAGTTGAGGACTTCCCTGTCCTTGTTGCATTAGCATCATGGGACCTTCGGCTGTCCAGAACATTGCAAGATTGAGACCAACCTTACCGTGTGTTGAAGGGATAGAAACAAAGCTTTTATGGCTTGTTGGCCCTATGATACTTGAAACCTCATCATAATCCCAATCAGTCGCACCGCCTGTCCCTAAATAGTAAGAACGAATAAACGTCCTTCCTCCTATTATAAGATTAGAACCTATTGTCCCTAAACAAGAAACTTCATCCCCTGAAATATTACTAATGCTTATAGAATGAGCACCATCCCAAGCTGAGTCGGCAGAGTTTAAAACGTCAGAGTAAAAAACGCTATTTCTGTAATTAGTGTTACCTGAAAGTATTAACCTGTTTGCGTAAACTGTTCCTATTGTGCAAGGGTCTGCGTAAGTAGAGTCCCCTGCATTTGTCCAAGACCCAGATCCATCTAAGGCTGAAGTAGAATACTGTAAACCACTGCCAGTTATAAGGTGTAATTTGTCTGCAAACATAAGCAGATCAGGTCTGCTATTTTCTGCTATAGTTCTATTTTGAGGTGTATCAAAAGTATTGTTTGAAGTGTTGTAGACATACATATCAGCGTTGCTTGAACCTGATTGTTCTTGAATGACTACAAGCTTCTGCGTTCCATTTGAAAACTGAGCATCGAACCCTGCAAGAGTATCTTTCCCAGAAGGGTAAGATACTGAATTTATAGCGGCAGAAGATAAAGGACGTATACCACGATCTTTAGTTAATGCACCTTCGTTAAATAAATGCACATTCTGAAGATTTCTGTATCGTTTGGTAGATTCGGAAACGTCTTGTCGGATTCCTCCGATAAAGTTTTCTTCTTCCCAAACAAATTGTCCTTCTCGGTCTATCACCAAGATCCTCCGTCTGGTATTACAAGTTCACCATCAGATTGATGTCTACTTTGTAGCCATGCTAAAAGTCCCTTTTCCATACCGCCACGACCTGGACTTCCGTAGTAAGTTGATTGCAATTCTGACAGTCTATTTCTGTTTTTTATTGCTCCGTCAATAGCCGCTCTCATCGGAATCATCTGATGAAAGTCTTCAGGCACAGGAGAAGGAATAGCAAAAGTACTAACACTTGAACCGCCAGAGTCTTTAGGAGTTGGCACTGTACTCCACGCACTGCTAATTGTTGCAGTTTTAGAAGATCCCCCTGCGTAATCTGAGATCGTTCTAACATCTCCAACTCCATCATTTGAGAGAATCTGAACGGTCATTCCGTTGTAATAATCAGCACGTGCATCAACTGATCCATAGTTAAGAGTATAATTAGGAGTAGCAGTAAATGGAGCAAATGTTGTTGTGCTTGCTGATTGAACTTCTCCTTCGATCATTTGTCCAAAAGAAGGAATATACCATACGGTAACAGATTGTCCTGCTGTTGGATTTCCCATCAACCTTATTTGAGCATTCTCAAGAATAAAACGATTAGAAGTAAGGTTAATTACTCCTGCGGTGTCATAATCTAAATGGACTCTTAATTCTTGAACTGGTAGCATTTCAATAGAATCATCATCGTCTTCAGTAAATAATATCCTACTTCCAAGACGAGCATTTAAAGGAAGGTCGTATAACAACTGATCTGCTACAGTTGTAAATGTATACTTTTGAACAAAGTATGTAGGATCTTCCCTTGATATAATTCTACATATTTCTTTGTTAGCGTTATCTAGTTTTCGCCATACTTCAGGGCCACTTAAAAAACTACTGTCTACATCTAAATAACTTTGAAATTCAGCATACATTTCTGAAGGAGTCATACCGCTAAAGCCTCTTGATCTTGATGGTAAGCTTCAATTTCTCTTTTCTCAGCAAATTCGTCGGCACTTTCAATATCTTCTTTTGGAATATTTCTAGTTCCTATGTTAGGATCTTCGTAGCCTCCAAAAGGAACAATGTCTTTTGCTAAAGCTTCAAACTCGTTTTTACGATCTTTATTGTCAGCTATTGTTTTTTGCTTGTCTTTGTCAATCATTTCTTCAACAACACGTTCAGGAGTCCTTACGTGCGTGTCGCCTTTTTTAAGCTGTAGTAAAACACGATCATCTAAAGGTCTATACGTTTTGTTTGGATTTTCAACTAAAAACAATATCTGTTCTTTAATGCTTAACGTGCTTGATTCAACAACCTCTCTGGTAATAGCCCATCGCTGTTTCTGCGTATGCCAACGAATATTTAATTTGTTGTCATAATCCTTCAGCTTTCTAAGCATATGCCAATCAGGTATATACATTTATTCTCCTTGTTAAAAGTGAGGATGAGGCCGAAACCCCATCCTCCCCTACCCCACACCACCCTAAAGTGATGTGAAGATGTGTTAAGCGTCTCTTCTCAAGCCACTAATCTTAAAGTGCTTAGAAGCGTCAGTGGTTCCGAGGTTTGCATACCAGAACAACGTAGCATCATAAGCCGCTTTACCTTCTACACGGTGCATAATGTTTCCATCAGTGTCATCAAAATCCCAATCAGCTAACTGATAAATAGCCAAGTGATCTTCATCTAAACCAAAAATGAAATCATTATCATGCGTACCTGCCGCAAAAGTATCTTCGTCTGTGTATTGACCATGACGAGGACAATCGACATCCCAAACTATTGGAATACCTGCCCAGTTAATAGCCGTAAAGCCACCTTCAAGTTCCATATCAGTAGCATATCTACGATTGCCTGTTAGCAATGCACCAATTTTACGGAATTGAACTGGAGAAGTAATCATCAGTGAAGTTTCAGCTTCATTTTGAGATTGAGCATCCAAAAGAGCTTCGTCAAGAATTGTCTCACTAACAGCCGTGTCTGCTGATTGAGCAGAAATAAAAGACTGCCATTCAGGATAATTACCGTCAGCACGATTAATACCCTGTAGGGTTCCAGTATTGCTTACAATACCATGAATTCCCATCATCTCGTTGTCTTTATTTCCTTTGCGATAAACAATATCTCCATCAGCAACAGCGGTACCCAAAGTAGCAGAAACCGTAATGTCAGTTCCGTCAGAGTTAACTGCCGTAACTGAAATGCCGTTATTATCTCTAGTCGTAGTGGTATAAGTATCAATTAACATACCAGTTTTGACTTTATGACCTAACTGAAGCTCAATCGTTGTGTTAGTGTCTGTATCAGCATTTACAACGCCTAAAGTTCCAGTTCCGTCACCAAAAAGCTGACGGTTAATATCGTTTTTCAAGTCACGACGAATACCGTCCATTTCAGAGCTAACACTT